TATTATTTTTAAATTGATAATAAAGTTTTTCAATTATGGAAGATAAAAGAAAAGGTAATGGCGGTCATCCAAATAGTGGTCGTAAATCTAAAGCAGAAGAAGTTGCATTAATAGAGAAGTTAACTCCATTAGAGCCTTTAGCATTTGCTGCATTAGAGAAAGGTTTAGAGCGTGGTGATTTTAAATTCACACAGTTATTTTATAATTACTATGCAGGTAAACCAAGAGAAACCAAAGATGTTACTTTAATTAGTGAACAGCCTATATTTGATATAAGCGATTTAGACGACATTTAAAGAACGATAATGGAATTTATAATAACTACTGCTTTAAAGAAGTTATTGCGTCTTAAAAAGCGTATAAAGGTTGTTAGAGGTGGTACGTCTGCTTCTAAAACCTTTTCTATTTTGCCTATACTAATAGATAGAGCAATTAAGACACCTGATTTAGAAATTAGCGTAGTATCAGAATCAATACCGCATTTACGAAGAGGTGCATTAAAAGACTTCTTAAAAATAATGATGGCACTTGGTAGGTACAACGATAACCAATTTAATAAGAGTACACTTAAATATACTTTTGTTAATGGTAGTTATATTGAGTTCTTTAGTGTAGACCAACCTGACAAGCTACGAGGTGCAAGACGTAATGTTTTATATGTTAACGAATGTAACAATGTAGACTTTGATTCTTACTATCAATTAGCAATTAGAACAAGCGGTGAAATATGGTTAGATTATAATCCTTCAAGTTTGTTTTGGGTAGATAGGGAAATAATAAATCAAGATGATGTTGATTTTATTACCTTAACTTATTTAGATAATGAAGCGTTATCTGAAACTATTGTAAAAGAAATAGAATCAGCAAAAGAGAAAGCAAAGACTTCATCTTATTGGGAAAATTGGTGGCAGGTTTACGGACTTGGACAAACAGGTTCATTAGAGGGTGTATGTATTCCTGATTGGCAAGAAATACAATTACCTACAGAAGCAAGACTATTGTGTTACGGAATGGATTGGGGTTATAGCAATGACCCTACTTCTTTAATAGCTATGTATAAATATAACGATGCTTATATATTTGATGAGTTGATATATCAAAAAGGATTATTAAATTCTGATATTAGTGATTTGCTTAAAACAAATAATGTAAACGATATTGTTTATGCTGATAGTGCTGAGCCTAAATCAATAGCTGAGTTGAACAGTTATGGCCATAATGTATTACCTGTTAGCAAGGGTCGAGATAGTATCATATATGGTCTTAATTTAATTAATCAAAACAAAGTTTATGTAACCTCAAGAAGTAAGAACTTAATCAATGAATTAAGAAACTATATTTGGATGGTTGACAAACAAGGAAACAAACTAAATAAACCTATTGATGCTTACAATCACGCTATAGATGCTATGCGTTACGCTATGACTTCACAATTAGAGAATCCACATAAAGGAAACTATTATATCTATTAATGACATACGGAGAAATCATAGCTACAATAGAATGCTATATCTATTTAAAGACTAATCAAAATGTATTAATAGCTTTACCAAGAAATGTAGGTGAGATAAAAAAGATGCAGCAAATGTACAATATAGCAAAGCAAGATATACTTTATATGTGGCAGGTTTAAATGTTAAAGTTTTGTTAAAGTTTTTAATTTTGTTTGTATGTTAAAATATTTTATTAATTTTACACCATCAAACAATAACAATTAAAAATTATGAGAACAATCGCAGGAGTAATATCAGCATCAGTTGCAATGTTAACACAAGATTATTTAGTACAGGCAGTATTTTGTTTATTAACCTTTTATTTAATTTACCGTGAACTTAAAAGCAGTAACAAAGTGTCTGAGTAACGGAATAACTATTTACCCAATAGTAATAGAAGATACTTACCACGTAGGCAAAAGAAAATACAATTACGTTAAAATAGAAATCAACGTAAATGGCACAAAGAAAATAGGAAGTGATAAATACAAACAAGATGAAACACTTACTAATAAAGTATTTGAATTGTATGAAGTTTTAAATTTAAAATTAGTTTAGAGTTAATAAAAATTGGTTGGAAATTGGTAGTCAGAAATGGCTACCTTTTTTTGTTTTATACAATTCTTAAGTTAATTAATTTTTAAAATAAAATATGAAAGTAAATATAAACGTACCTGATTCGTTAAACGAAATTACTTTATATCAATATCAAAGATTTGAGAAACTAATACAAGAAAACGAAGCGAGTCATTTTGTTAATCAAAAGACTATTGAAATATTTTGTAACATAGAACTTAAAGATGTTGCACGTATTCGTATAGCTGATATTGATGATTTACTTTTACATTTAGATAACTTACTACAACAAAAACCAAAGCTAACTAAAACTTTTAAGTTAGGTGTTTACGAGTTTGGGTTTATACCTAAATTAGAAGATATGACTTCAGGCGAGTTTATAGATTTAGAAAACTATTTAGGTAGCACTGAAACTTTGCATCAAGCTATGGCTGTTTTATTCAGACCAATTAAATCAAAGATAAAAGATTTATATACCATAGAAGAATACGAATCAAGTTATAAATATGCAGAGGTTTTAAAATATATGCCTTTAGATATTGCTTTAGGTTCTATGCTTTTTTTTTGGACTTTGCAGAACGATTGCGTGAACGCTTTGACGGATTATATACAGAACGAAGTGGAACAATCGGAACAAGCGAAGCAGGTTTTGGTAAGAAATGGGGTTGGTATCAATCAATTTACGCAGCAGCTCAAGGGGATATTCTCAGATTCGATGCCGTCACTAAATTACCAATCACAAAACTAATGATGTGGTTAATGTTTGAAAAGGAAAAAAACGAAATAGAAATAAAAAAATTAAAACGTAATGATATATAGAATTATAAAAGAAATTAAAGATGTGTTACTTGATGAGCCATTTGTAAACACAGTTACAGAGGGTGATATATTTGAAGTTGATTTAAACAAACAAACAATATTTCCTTTAAGTCATATTATATTAAATAGTGCAACGCATCAAGGTAATGTAATATCGTTTAATATTACTATTTTGTTAATGGATGTTATAAATCAAAAAGACGATAGCAATAAAGTTGATATTTGGAATACTCAATTACTTTTAGGTACAAGGGTTTTAAATAAATTAAACAGAGCAGATATTGCTGATGACTTTTGGGAGTTAACAGGTAACCCTACTTACGAACCATTTACAGAACGTTTCGAAAACGATTTAGCAGGATGGGCGGTTACGTTTGATGTATTGGTAAGAAACGATATTACTATCTGTTAATGGATAATAAAGAAACATATAAATACTTAAACAACTTTGCTAAATATGTAATTCAGCAGAGTAGAAGTAATTTAAGTAAAAGCAATAAGAACGTAAATAAGAAATTATACAATTCATTAGATAGTGAAATTGAAGTAGGTGCTAATAGTTTTAGAATGTCTTTTTTAATGGAAGATTATGGTGCGTTTCAAGACCAAGGAGTTAGTGGAACGAAAAAAAAATATGATACTCCATTTAGTTACAAAAATAAAAGACCACCTTTAAAACCAATTACTGAATGGGTAACAAAACGTAGGTTTCAATTTAGAAAAGAAAATGGAAAGTTTATGTCTTATAAATCTACTGCTTATTTAATTGCAGGTGGTATTTTAAAGAACGGAATTAAACCAAGTTTATTTTTTACAAAACCATTTAATAAAGCATTTGAACGTTTACCTGATGAATTAATTGAAGCATACGGATTAGACGTTGAACAATTTTTACAATATACAATTAATAAGAAATGAAAAAAATATTTATAAGAAGTCCGTACTTTATTGAAATAAACGAAGCAGGACAAACAGGGGCTAAAATAGAAGTATTCTTATGGAACAAAGGTACAACTGAACCTACTGTACCAACTTATACTTTGACTAAAAACATACCGAGTGCTTTACAGCCTTCAATAACTTGGAATGTAGCAAACTATGCAAAAGAATATATTAAGCCTGTTGCTCCTGTAACTGTTTCAGTACCTACTGAAGAGAATGTTAACACTTGGTGTTATATGAAAATTAAAACATACAAATTAGTAACTTCAACACCAACGCTTTTAAATACAGAAACTTTTGTTTGTTTAAATGGTTACACACAATACTCAGGTGGTTATAATCAAAGTGATGAGCAAACTGTAATTCCTTTAGTAAATACAAATATTAATTTGACTACATTTTCAGGTTTTAATTATATAGATGTTTGGATTGAAGAAAATACTGATTTTGTTTGGGAAGGTAATGATGAGTATTTTTTTACACCTATAAGCGAAGGTCTTTGGAAATTACCTTACGATTATGACGCTTATACTTTAAGTTATGAGGGTGGCGAAGGAATTTTTGGTATTAATACAGAACAATTATGCGAGGTTAAATACACACCAATAACTTGTAAATTTATAAATCGTTTTGGTGGTTGGCAGTTCTTAACCTTTTTTAAAGCTAATAGCAGTTCGATAGACGTAACTTCTAAAGATTTTAATATGTTACCTGCTTCAATAAATTATAATGTCTTACAAGGTCAAAAAAGAGTATTTAATTCACAAGGTAAACAAAAGATAAAATGTAACACAGGTTGGGTTGATGAAAATTATTTTGATTTAATACAAGATTTACTTTTAAGTGAAACTGTTTTATTAGATAATAAACCTGTAACAGTAAAAAGTCAAAGTGCAGATTATAAAACAAATATAAAAGAAAAGAATATCAACTACGAAATAGAATTTGAATATAACTTTGGATTAATTAACGATGTAATATAATGAAAGTAGCTTTATATATTTATGTAGATGATGAAGTAGAAACGTTAACGCCTTTAACTGTAGATAGCACTTTATACACTGTTGATAATAGTGTTATAACTGTTGACGCTGCAGACGTTAGTGATTTTGTTTTTGGTAATGTAGCAAGGCGTATTGAATTATTTGAAGATGAAAAGATTTCTTTAACTTCATCTATACAAAACGTTAACGATATATCAAAAGTATTTACCGACTATTCGCAATCGTTTACAATTCCTGCAAGTGATAACAATAACGAAATATTTAGGCATTGGTACGAAAATAGTTTAGATGATGGTTTTGACCAACGCAGAAGATACGATGGATACATTGAACTTGATACACAATTATTTAGAACAGGTAAATGGCAGTTAGAAAGTTCTACTATAAAAAATAATCGTGTTGAAGATTATAAAATTACTTTCTACGGAGAATTAAAATCATTGACTGATAAATTTGGTGAGGATAAATTAAAAGACGTTCAAGAAATAAATAATTATACTACTGCTTACAGCGGTGATAACGTTAGAACTTTAGTTCGTGCAGCTACTCCTCAAAGTGTTATGTTTCCATTAATTACTTCTAACAGAGTTTGGCAGTATGGCGGTGGTGGTGCAAATGATATTTCAACAAGCGGTGGAGCAATTAACTATAACGAATTATTCCCTGCATTAAAAGTATCTAATATATTTTCTGCTATTGCTGCTAAATATAATTTAACTTTTAGTGGTAGTTTTTTACAGCAGCAAAAATTCAATAAGGCTTATTTATGGTTAAAAGATAATGATGCTACAACTTTTGTATCTACAACACAAAGAAAGCAAATTACCCTTAATAATAATACTACTTATTTGCCTCAAGTTTTTAAAATTGAAAACAATACTTACAAATTATTAAGTACAACAAGAACAAGAATTGGAACGAATTTATTTGCAGATATACCTGATTTTAAAATAACATTAACGTTTCCTACTGTTATAACTCACAGAGTTTTTATACATAAAGACGATGCTTTATACGCTTCGTTTGAGTATACTTCAAATCAAACAGTAATTAATGTTCCGTGGCAGTATCGTGGTGGTGATTATACATTTTTTGTTGAATCTTTTACACCAACCTCATACACATATAGTTATAGTTTTCAACATAGAAGAACAACACAAAATGGAACATTTGTTAGTTTTCCAACTATTGTTTTAGGTATAGGTAGTGGAAGTGTAAACGCTAATCTTAATTTATTAAATTATGTTCCTGATATGAAAGTATCAGACTTCTTTAGCGGAATATTAAAAATGTTTAACCTTACTGCTTTTAGTACCGATGGAATTAACTTTACATTAGAGCAGTTAGAGAATTGGTATTATTTAGGTGGTATAAAAGATTTTAGTGAATATTGCACGACTGATTTAGATTTCAATAGAATTAAGCCATATAAGAAAATTAACTTTGAATACGAAAAAAGTGAGAACCTTTTAAGCAGACAGTTCTTTACTACAAATTCAAGGGAGTACGGGAATTTAAGTTCTACGTTTAATACTGATGGTTCTGATTATTCAATTAAATTACCATTTGAGAATTTATTATTTAACAAATTTACAGGTACTAATTTACAAGTTGGTTATGCTTTAAAATCAGACTTAACGCCATACGCACCAAAACCAATTATTTTATATGTAACAGAAAGAAGTTCAGGAACATTATTTTTTAATACAGGTTTGTCAAATACCAATATATCTAATTTTAATGTGTTTGGGCAAGATTGTATTGATACTGCAGACTTAACAAGAAATACTTTGAATTGGGGTGTTGAAATAAGTTCTTATTTTTTACAGCCTATTGATAACTCTTTATTTAATAATTATTATTTAGCTTACTTAAATAACCTTTACACTTTAAAATCAAGAATGGTAAAAGTTAAAATGCGTTTGCCTTATTTAGAGTTATTAAATTTAAGGTTAAATGATAGAATTATAATTCGTGATAAAAGGTATGTTATAAATCAATACACAACTGATTTAACAACTTTTGAAAGCGACTTTGAATTAATACAAGATTTTAGAAGTATTAATTATGATAATAGTGGTTTAAGACGTATTGATAATCAGGCTATAATATTTGATGTATTTACAACTTCAAAAGAAGTTTTAACTTGGACAATAGATTATGACCCTGATGGTATGTTAACAAGTCCACCATCTTCTAATGAGTTAGGAGTTAAAATAACTGTTTCTGCAAATACAAGTGGATTAGAAAGAACCGCCTCAATAGTAAGTAATAATTTAGATGTAATTACAATCATACAAGATGCTTAAATTAATATTAGAGATGCTTCCGTTGTTAAACGAAAATGATAGCGAAGCGATTGCAATAGCAAAAGGAAAATATAAATTACCAACAAACATTAAAGAATTAAAACAAGCGATAAAATGGCAATTAAGAAAACAATAGAAATTGATGTAAGTACAGTCCAAGCGGTTGGTGGTTTAGATAACCTTTCAAAAGCGTTAGAGAAAGTTGATTCATCAGCTAAAGGCGTAGAAGCCACCTTTGAAGAAGTTTATGGTGATTTAAAACCTTTAACTGCAAGAATGGGTGAAGCTGAAGATAGGCTTTACGAGTTAGCTTTAGCAGGTCAAAGTGCAAGTCAAGAATATAAAGATTTATTAGCATCTGTTGGGCAGTATAGACAAGTGCAAATGAAAACGGATATGGTTGTTGACGCTGCAGCAACTACATTTGACACTAAATTAGGTGGTGCTTTACAAGGTGCTACTTCTGCTTTTGCAGGTATTCAAGGGGCGATGGCTTTAACAGGCGGACAAAGTGAAGAACTTGAAGCTGCTATTTTAAAAGTTCAGGGTGCTATGGCACTTGCTGAGGGTGTTCGTGGTTTGCGTGAGGGTTCAGTTGCTTTTAAAGCATTAGGAACTTCGGCAAAGGCTGCATTAAATGGAATTAAAACAGGAATTGCTGCTACAGGTATCGGTGTTTTATTAGTTGCTTTAGGTGCAGTTGTAGCTTATTGGGATGATATTAAAGAAGCGGTTGGTGGTGTTAGTGATGAACAACAAGCGTTAAATGCTCAATCAAAAGCAAATTTAGATATTGAGCAAAAGAAACTTGATGCTATTAGTAGTGAAGAAAACATTTTAAAACTTCAAGGAAAGTCTGAGCGTGAAATTTTGCAAATGAAAATTGCTCAAACTGACCAAACAATTAAAAAAGCTGAAATATCTTTACAAGATAGTATAAACACAGCTAAAGCACAAGAAGCCACCGCAAGAAGAAATCAAGAAATATTAGCAGGTATATTAAAATATATGTCTGTACCTTTAACCTTGCTTTTAAAAACTATTGATTCAGTAGGTGAAGCACTTGGTAAAGATTTTGGTTTAGAAGATAAATTTTTTACTGCTGCATCTAAATTTGTGTTTGACCCTGAAAAAACAAAAGCAGAAGGTGATGCGGTTATAGCTGAACAACAGGCTGCACTTAAAAAACTTCAAAACGATAAAGCAGGTTATCAACTTTCTATTAATAATCTTGATAAACAATCAGCTAAAGAATCTTCTGATAAACAAAAAGAAGCTAACGATAAAGCTATACAAAACGAGAAAGACAAAGCCGATGCTTTAGAACGCATTAGACAAGGTGAAATTGATACCGAAGCAGAACGTAGGGCAGAAGAATTAAGGCAAATTCAACAGCAATATGCTGAATTAATTGCAGAAGCTGATAAATATGGACAAGATACAACTGCTTTAAAAGAAGCACAACGCACAAAAGAAAAGGAGTTAGCTGATAAATTTGCTTTAGAAGACGAAGAAAAAAGGTTAGCTGCTGAAGAAAAGAAAAAAGCGGAAGACCAAAAAAAGATTGATGATGATAAAATTTTAGCAGAAAAACAATTAGAAATAGAAAAGGCTGTTGCAGAAGGTAAAAAAGCAATACAAGAACAATCTTTTGCTGTAGCTGAAAGTGGTATTAGTGTTTTAAAAGGAGTTTTTGAAAAGAATAAAGCTATACAAAAAGGTTTAATCATTGCTGAATCAGCTATGGGTATAGCTAAAATTGTAACTTCAACTCAAGCTGCAAATGCTGCCGATAGAGCTTATGCTGCTACACTTGGACCTGCAGGTGCAGGATATTTAGGTACAAAATTAGTTTTAAATAAAGTTGGTGCTGCTATAGGTATAGCATCTAATTTAGCTGCTACTTCAAAAGCGTTAAGTGCTTTAGGTGGTGGAAGTGCAAAAGGCGGTGGCGGAACTGATAGCGGTGGTTCAGGTGGCGGTGCTCCTGCTCCAACTTTTAATGTTGTAGGTAATAGCGGAGTAAATCAAATTGCTCAAACTTTAGGTTCTCAACAACCTGTTCAGGCTTACGTTGTAGCTTCAAACGTTACTACTCAACAAAGTTTAGATAGAAACATAGTTAACAACGCTTCTTTAGGATAATACACCTTATAGGGTATAATGTAAACAAATTTGTTTATACTATACCTTTTTGGGTATAAAAAACAATTTAATAAATAATTAATTTTTAAATAAAAACAAATGAATTTAATAGAACTTATTATAGATGACAAAGAAGATTTACAAGGTGTTGAAGCGATTTCAATCGTAGAAAACCCTGCTATTGAATCTGATTTTGTAGCATTAAAATCTGAAGAAGTTAAACTTGCTGAAGTAGATAAAGAAAAACGTATTTTGATGGGTGCTGTTTTAATTCCTGAAAAGCCGATTTACCGACGTAATGGTGAAGATGAGTATTATATCTATTTTTCAAAAGATACTGTTGTAAAAGCGTCACAGTTGTTTTTAAAGAAAGGTAATCAAGGCAATTCAACATTAGAACACTCAAAAGCAATCGAAGGTTTAACAGTTGTTGAAAGTTGGATAGTTGAAGATTTAACTAAAGACAAAACTGCTTTATATAATTTAAGTGTTCCTGTTGGTACTTGGATGGCAAGTGTAAAAGTTGATAATGATGAAATTTGGAACGATTACGTTAAAACAGGCAAGGTAAAAGGTTTCAGTCTTGAGGGTCATTTTGCAGACCAATTAGAAAAGAAAAAAGAATTATCAAAGGTGCTTACTGAAGAAGAAGAATTGATTTCTAAATTAAAAGAAATACTTAAAAACGTATAATGAAAAATACTTCTTTTAAAGTTCACGTTCAAGAAGCAACTCAAAACGAAGTTGATGATGTAAATATTGAACAAGGTGCTATGCTTGTAACTAATGAATCCTTATTTATGGGTTTCAATGGTGAGCAAGTTAGAGTATATCCACCACAGTCAGGAAATATGGGTTTAGGTTGGGCAAGATACGATGATACACAATATACAAGTGCTTCACCTTTTAATTTTACTACAACTGCTTTTACAGTTCCAAATAATAAGGGTTTTGTAATTGATACAAATATTAATTCTGCAATAGATTATTATGCAGGTAACAAATTAAAAGCAGAGTTTGAAAACGATGTGTATATAGTTACAATAGCATTTAAAGCGAGTATAAGCAATGCAAACGGACACGTTGATATTTATCTTGAAGGCGGAAATGGAACTCCTTACGATAGGGTTAGAGATGTAATAACTTTCCCTAAAGGAAACAACGTTGAACATACATACGCAAAGACTTTCCAATATTATGCTGATGAAGACGTAGTAACAAACGGATTAAGCGTTAAAATGTTAGCAAGTCACTCAGGAAATATACACGATGTAATTTATTTTATTCAAAGAACACAAAACCATAAATATTAATATGAAAGCTACAAAAAGTAAAACAAGTCCTAAAGGCGGAAACAGAGGTTGTCTTTGTGCAGACAGCACTTATAAAAAAGAATGTTGTAATGGTGATTTACAGGCTCAAGGAATAGGTGCAACTTTAAACCAAAATGCAATTCCATTAATAACCAATGTAGATGGAACAAGAACAATAGTTTCTAACAATGGTTAATCTTAAAAATATAACAAAAATTTATAATATTAATTTTAAAACAAAAATCAAATGAGTACGTTAAAATCCGTAGGAAACAAATTATTTAAAACTGAGTTAAACTCACAAAGAGTTGAATTAGGTATTGCTGAAGATTTAGATAAATTAGCAACTGAAGGTAAATCATTATATGATGCTTTTGGTAAAGATAATTCTGATTGGTTAAAGGCTGATAGATTATTTAATGAAACAAAAAAACAAATTAAATCTATTCAAGCTGAAGCGTTAAAGAAAGTAAATAAAATGACTGCATTACAATCAAAAATAAATGCAGCTATGCTTAAAGCTGAAACTACTGCAAAAGATTTAGGAATTGATGTTAAAACAATACCTTCTTATAAAGCAGCTGATAGCATTTTGAGCGATTTAGAAATGTGGGATGAGAATGATATAATGTTTAAAGAAGTTTAAATTTTAAATTAAATATAAATGTCGAACGTAATTAACCAAATTAAAACCTTATTGGGAATGGAAGTAAAACTTGCTCAAATGGCTTTAGAAAATGGTACTATTATCGAAGCTGAAGTATTTGAATCAGGTGCAAGTGTTTTCATCGTAAACGAAGAAGATAGAATTGCTTTACCTGTTGGAGAATATAAGTTAGAAGATGGTATGATTTTAATCGTAGCCGAAGAAGGAATTATTGCTGAAATCAAAGAAGCTGTTGTTGAAGAGGAAACTCCTGAAGCAGAAGTGGAAGTTGAAGTAGAGCAAGAAATGGCTGAAGTTAAAGAACCTAAAAGAGTAATTGAATCAGTTACTAAAGAAATGTTCTTTGCTGAAATCGAATCTTTGAAAAAAGAAATCGAAGAATTAAAATTAGCTAAAGAAGACGTTATTGTTGGTGAAGCAGTAGAATTATCTGCTGAACCATTAACTCATAACCCTGAAGCTACTGCTAAAAGAGATGTAAATCTTTTTTCACAAAACAGAACAAGAACAACTTTTGATTCTGTATTAAACAAAATTTCAAACTTTAAATAATAAAAAATGGCGACTACAACCTCTATTACAACTACTTACGCAGGTCAATTTGCAGGGAAATATATTTCTGCTGCATTACTTTCTGCAACTACTATCGAAAACGGTGGTATTGAAGTAAAACCAAATGTAAAGTATAAAGAAGTTATCAAAAAATTAGCAACTAACGATTTAGTTAAAAACGCTACTTGTGATTTCGATGCAACTTCTACAGTTACTTTAACTGAAAGAATCCTTCAACCTGAGGAATTTCAAATCAATTTATCTTTGTGTAAAAAAGACTTCCGCTCAGATTGGGAAGCGATTCAAATGGGATATTCTGCATTTGATACATTACCACCTTCTTTTCAAGATTTCTTATTAGCGCACGTTGCTGCTAAAGCTGCTCAAAACAATGAAGTATCTATTTGGAGAGGTGTTAACGCAACTGCAGGTCAATTCGACGGTTTAGTTACTTTAGCTACTGCTGATGCAACTGTTATTGATGTAGTTGGTGAAGCTATCACTGCTGCTAACGTTATTGAAGAAATGGGTAAAGTAGTTGATGCTATCCCTTCTGCATTATACGGACAAGAAGATTTATATATCTATGTAGCTCAAAACGTTGCTCGTGCTTACGTTCGTGCTTTAGGTGGATTTGCTGCATCAGGTTTAGGTGCTAATGGTACTAATGCTATGGGTACACAATGGTTTAACAACGGAAGTTTAACTTTTGACGGAGTTAAAATATTTGTTGCTAACGGATTAGCTGATAACTATATGATGGCTGCTCAAAAATCTAACTTATACTTCGGAACAGGTTTATTAGCTGACCACAACGAGGTTAAGGTGATTGATATGGCTGATTTAGATGGTTCTCAAAATGTAAGAATCGTTATGAGATTTACAGCAGGTGTACAATACGGAATCGGTTCTGATATCGTTCTTTACACTCCTGCATAATTTTTTGAATAACCAATTATAAAAGGTGGTGCAATAAACACCACCTTTTTTTTTAATAACATATAAAAATATAAACAAATGGCTTGTGACTTAGGATTTGGTAGAATCGAACCTTGCAAAGATTCAGTAGGTGGATTGAAAGCGGTTTATTTCGTAAACTATGGAGATATGACAGGCGTAACTTATGACGGAACAAATACAGACGTAATTGATTCAGTTGCAGGTACTCCTTCAGCTTATAAATACGATTTAAAAGGTGCTTCTACATTTACACAAAATGTAAACAGCTCACGTGAAAATGGAACAACATTTTTCGAGCAAGTATTGGAATTAACATTTAAGAAATTAACTGTTAAAGACCACAAAGAATTAAAATTAATGGCTTACGGAAGACCTCAAGTTATCGTAGAAGATAACAACGGAAACTTCTTTTTAGCAGGTTTAGACCACGGAATGGATGTTACAGGTGGTACTATTGTAACAGGTGGTGCTTTTGGCGACCTCTCAGGATACACTTTAACGTTAACAGGAATGGAACAAGTACCTGCTAACTTTATCGGTGATACACTTGCAGGGGCAGGATTCACTGTTGTTGTTGGTTCTTAATTAAATTAATAAATAGTTGAAAATTGGGTAGTGTAAAAGCTACCCTTTTTTTATTTATACAAAAACAAAGATT